CCCCAATTTTTTCTTGATATTGTCATCCATGTGCTGCTCGCACGTCGGGCATTCGTCCTTTGTCAAAACTGTCCCCAGACGGCGCAACCGATCCTTGAGAGCTCCGAGGTTCTCGACACTTTGCTGCTGGCTTTCGATTTGCGCGTGGAGCTCTGCACGGCGATGCTCGAGGCGAGGTTGCAGGAGGTCTCTCCAAGCTGTCTTCATCAGATCGTGGCGCTGTTGTTTGATGCGATCGAGTTCAGCCAAACTTTCGTTCTTCACCCTGCTAAACGATTGAATCTCCTGATTGGTGGCCTGAATTGGCGCAAGCGCGTCCAGTTCTGCAGTAATGGTCTCCACTTCTCTTTGATATCTGGCTTTGTCTTCTTCGAGCTTCTTCAAGCTCTCATCCAGGGTTTGATTCTGAGATTGAAGGCGCATACTCTGGTTCGAATAGTCTTGATTCTCGGAAACGTGCCGGTTGTCCTTCGCCTGTATGGACTGCGCAACCTTGAGAAGACCTCGGGCCTCGTCTCGGCCGTTAAGAAGTGCGGGAACGCCCAAAATCTGTTCGATCGCGTCTTTGATCAATTTCGCTTGGCTGCTGTCTTCAGTGAGTAGATTTTCGTACTCATCAAGCAACTCGCCATCAAACAAATAGAATCGCGAAATCTGCTCGGGAATGAAACGGTTGACCTGGTTATCGATTTCATCTGACCTCACCGAGAGTCCGTTCTTTTGAAGAAGCCGTTCAACCCGGAATTGATGGTCGGCGCGAGGCCTCGCAACCAACTCATCCGGTTCGGCCGTCCGGGAGAGCTGATATTGGTCACCATCAGCCTCGAAATCTATAACGACTTGGAGTCGATAGTCTGACGCGTCACGTGCTTCCGAATTCACAAGGTCAAAAAGTGGAAGATCGCGACCGAGCCTATCTCGCACTTTTCCATACAAGGCCCAACGTACCGCGTTTAAGAGACTCGTCTTGCCACGCATGTTGTCGCCGAACACTAGAATAATCTTGTGATTTGGATCGCTAGAGAAGGTGACTTCCTGTTCCCCCTTGTAAGGCTGAAAGTTTCGGATCTTTATCTTGTTGAGTTTCATTTCTCACCTTCACTCGGAGCATCACCCACAGCCAGATCGCGCTCTACGGCAACAGAGACAAGACTACGTATCATCGCAGTTGGTACCTCGCGGTCATCCTCATACTGATATCGCTTCTCTAATTCATAAAACTCTTGCACCAATCCAAAGGGAATAGACCGCGTCTGTTGGTCATATATCTCCCTAAGCACTGCCAAGCCAGGGTCTTCCTCATTATTCGGCATCCGCATCTTCCTCCAATCCAGTGTCTGCAACTTGGGCGATATCGAGGCCCAGGTTTACAGTGAGCTCCAACAAGCGCGTTTTCGCGTCTCTGTTCAGAGCACCCTCGGCAAATTCAAGGGCACGTGCAATTTCACTCTTTACAAGTGACAGCTGCTCCTTCTCTTGCTCCAGGAAAGGTGTGATAACAAGCGCGTCATGGACCACTGCAACCGTTTTCGTTGTCGGAGGCGGTGGCACGCGAAGGACTCGCCCCCTGCGCTGTATGTATTCTCTGGGGTTCTGGGATGAAGCCAAGATCAATGCGTGCGAGACTTCAGGGATATCTACTCCTTCGTCTAGGCATTTGATCGATACCAGAATTCCGCCGTGTCTCCGATACCAGCGGAGAGTTTGTTCAGGATCGCCCCCCATACTAGTGTGATATTCGTTCACGGGAAGATCTTTGGCTTCCAACGCACCTTTGACCGCGGACAGTTGCGATGAATCATCGCAATAGACTAGCCAAGACTGGCCCGATTCGAAGTTCTCCGTGAGGACCTTCACCGAAAGGTCGATCTTCCTTGATGCCTTTTTTGCGATGCGCGCCCGTTGAATTAGTAGCATCTTGACTTCGCTCGGCATGCTTCCCAACGTTATCAATTCACTCCCAGACGCACTGCGCGCGAGCAAGCGTTTGATCTTCTTAGTCTCGATTGCCCACTTTTCTGTTTCGTTCTCGTCAAGGCTGATGAGGTGTGAGTGATATTCATACGGACAAAGCCGATTCGCAGCAATTGCGTCTCGAAGCGAGAATACGTCGCCGACGACTCCACCGAAATAAGAAAAGATTGCTGCTGTTCCGTCGGGATCGCCATAACGGCGCGGAGTCGCGCTGAGGCCCAAGCGTGCGCCGCTCTTCATCTCAAACAGTTGTCGATTCTCGGTAGAACCAGTTCTGTGAACCTCGTCGGCGACAAGCAGCAGATGATCTCCACCGCGAACTCGTCGCGCAAAATCTTCGCTGCGCGCGGTCTGCATTGTACTGAGGATGACCCTTTGTCCAAGGGACCTGTCGTTAGCGGTAAAGCTTTCTATGCGTCCCGGTTGTTTCCATGCAGTTCTCCCGGCACCGGCTCCAAGAATTACAGCGGAAGGAATTTCTGTCTGAATTTCATTTTGCCACTGAGTAAACAAGAGATAACTTGGGACCAGGACGAGAGCGGGATCGCCGTTTTGCAGATGCTCGCTTAACGCCGAGAGAGCAGTGAACGTCTTTCCTGAGCCAGTCGCGTGCTCGATGATTCCGCGGCGCCGGTTTCTACGCCAATCTGTTAGTGCTTTATCTTGATGGGGCAAGAGAGTTCTCGACCCAGCGGTCTTGGGCATATTGAGATCCTCTAGGGTAGGCTTCGCATGTTTGCGAATTTCTGCGATGGCAACTTCAGGAAATGGTTGAATATCTAAGCCTCGCACTTTCCCGCGCCATAAGCGTTCAAAATAGGCAACATGCCGCTCAACCCGCGCAAGTTCCCCCGCTTCTTCCCAGGAACGAAAGACGTCGAAGGACTCGTGATTTCCGCGTTCATGCCAGCCACTCCATGTTTCGTTAGTAGAACCCTTGAACGACACGATATTAGAATGCCCGTCGAAAAAGATACCAAGCTTCTCGTGGTAGATTCCGTGATTGCTTGCAGAGAAAGCTATGCGAACATCCATCGATCCAATTGCGATAAATGTTGCAATTGCGCTTGCTTGGTATGCAAACGCTGGATCACGAAAGATCTCATCGATCTCGCGTAGAAGTGCGCCCTTGACTACATCCTCCCTTGATCGATAGCCCTGTTCGAATGCTTCCAATTCTGCTTCGGTAAGATCGGGACTGCAGATGAGTCGAATGCGGCCACCGCGTTTCACGAAATCGAGCAGCGACACTCCGATCGCAAGCAAGACACTTGAACGGAAATATCCTGAAGCTCGATCATATCGGTGTGCCACTGAGAGGCAAGGGCGATAAAAGTCGGCAACAAGGTTGTCCTCACCGCTCCGATATTCAATATCGAGATCGAGCATATCGAGTCGCCGGTCCATGCTCATGGTTTTTCGCTGAAACGCTGGCTGCGATACTCTGCCATCTTTTCAGGTCCCCCTCAGTCCGTTAGGAAAAGAATCACGCAGTCACCGATTCGGGAAAGCGACCCAGCGAACCGAGTACGTATTTTTCTTCCGCTTCGATGGAAAGCCAGTATCGATTCAACCGCTCTGCTGCGGCTCCAGTAGTGTTTGATCCGGCGAAGGGGTCAAGAACGAGATCACCAGGGTCGGTAAGGAAGTTGATGAAAAAGCCCGCAAGTTCAATCGGCATTCTTGCAGGATGCAATTCAATGTCGTTTTCTCGGCAATAGACTTGGTACTCGTCATTCGCCTGTGTATTTGCATATGTCAGGACGCTTCCGGGGATCGCGCCTCCGTTATTCGTGAGGAAAGACTCTTCTCCGATGTTGTGCTCCGACGGCCTCTTACCGGAGTTGTACCTCTGGTTCTTGAGGAGATCCTTCATGGACTTGCTGTACTCTTGGAGCACTCGACGATTGTCGGCTTTCGGTTTGGGGCATGCGGACATCCACCAAACCTTTGTGAAGCTGTCTTTGACTCGGACTCGATCTACATTCACCCATTGAGCGGGACTTGGGAGTTTCGCGGGGTTTTGCCAGACGAACTCCTGACACAAGTGCAAATTGTTGTCTTCCTGAAAGCGAAGGAGAGATTTGATCGGCAATGTGGACATTACAGGAGACCCTTGCTCCCAGGCGTTACCGACCTCCATTACGATTGATCCGTCTTCAGCCAGCATCTTCTTCAGAAGGGGGCCATAGGAGCTGAGCCACTCAATGTACTCTTCGCCATTCCTATTGCCATACCGCTTTTTCCGATTCAAAGGAAAAGGCGGAGATGTGAATACTAGGTTGACCCTTTTTTCGAACCTTTCGAGATTTCCAGACGCAAGAATCACATCGGAAAGCCCGTGGAGCATTCTGCCAAATGTGGTCTGATATGCGACGTCCACTGGCGGTCGGCCCCGGAACGGACTCGCAACGACTTCGTCAATCTCAGCAACGGGCGAAAGGGTACTCATAGTCTCCAAAGGAGTTACGACAAGTTTCGCACATTCTGCGTCCTTTGGCACCATTGTTTAGACTTCGTGACCTGCATTAACAGCCAAGCAACCTGGCCCCGTATGGCGAATCGAGTGTCCCGGCGCGGATGTCTACCTACGTTTGGGACAGTTCGGGACGTGCGCCCTCATCTCGCGGGCGCTGAACTTCTCCTTGCACCACTTGCATGCGCGAAGAATGGGCGGCCGCCCGGCGTTCTCCGGATCGCGTTTGGCGACTCGGCGGCGTCCGGCCTCGGCGTACAGCACGTCATCGGGGATGGTGCTCATATCGAGCTTGTCGGTCCAGATCGTCATGGGCCTCCTTCGTGGCACCGGCCCGGACTTGACGTATCCGAGCCATGCCCCGGTACCACCCGGGGAACGAACCGCGGGCCGCTGGAGAGCGACCCACGGTCGAAGTCGATTGTAGCGCACATAATCACGATTTTGTTCTCCGGCTCTAGCAACCCCATTTTCCGAGAGTAAAGCCGAAGACGATCAGGGCGGCGGCGATCGCCGCTCGAATGAGTACCCACTTGAGGGCGTCGAGATCGGTCGAGGTCATGGCGTCGTTCCCGCTTTCAGAAGGCGCTGACTGACCTGAACCGCCATGATGCTCATGCCGATCAGGACGTCGACGAAGAATTGAACTTGTAACAAGCTGTTCTCCAGTGCGGGCCGTGGTGAGCAGCCCGCTGTTGAGGGATGTGGTTGAGGGTTTACGCGTTGAGTGCCGTTCGGGCCTTTAGCGAGACGGCGTGGCCGGCACGAATGCCTGTTGCGAATCCGTCCTGGCTTTTCGTCTTGACCGTGATAGAACGGGCGTGGCCCTTGAAATTCTGCTGCGCCCACCACTGTTGCAGCGCGGCGTCCTTGCGCAGCACGAGAGCGGTGCCACCCGTTTCGTTGGTGAGCTGCTGACGCGTCGCCTTGAGGCGCGTGGCCACCGTCGTCGAGAATCCGAGCAGAAACGACTTGCCCCACTCTGCGGCCCACTGCTGACGCTGACGGAGATCGGTGTACGGGTTGCGGTCGCGGAGTGAACGCTTCTCCATGTTGCAGATCGACGTGGCGCACCCGACGAGGTGCCGATACATCGACGCGGCTGCCTCGCGGTCTGACGTGCGGCCCACGAACACCTGAGTGTCGCCACCGGGCACGATCAGCCATTTGCAGAAGCACGCAGTCGATACGGCTGATGCCAGAATCTCCATCCACGCGGCACGTTTGCCGCCCATCGATACGCGTTCGCGGGCAATTGGCTCGTCGCGCTCTTGCTGCTTGATCTCGACGTCCGACATCGACAGGTTGTGCCGGAACAGCAGTTCGGCGATCTTCGCGGCGAAGGCCTCGGCCTCTTGCAGATTGCCGATGGCGCGGGCTGACTTTTCGTGGGCGATCAGTTTTTGCAGTTTTTCAGTGAGGCTCGTCATTGTCGTCTCCAGTGCGCGGCGTTGGTGGCGCCGCGCGGTTGCGGGTTATGGGCGTGAGTGGCTTAGGCGGCTTTCTTCGTGCTGGTCTTGCTGCTCTTGGGGGCCTCGGCGATCTGGGTCGTCTGCTGCGCAGGCTCGACCTTCTCGGCCATCTTCGCGGCGGCAGCGGCTTCCTTCTCTGCCTGCTTCGTTGCTTTCTTCGCCGCGTTCTCTGCCTTCTTGGCGGCGCGCTTCTCGCCGACGGTGCGGAGATCGACGTTCGGCTTGATGGTGTAGTACACGCGTGGCTGGTCAAGCTGTTCGGTGATGGCAACGGCTTCGAGCGAGAGCTTCGAGGCGAGTGCATACTCTCCGCGAACGAGCGCGGCCTTGGCGGATTCGACTACCGTCTCGCGGCTCTGCGTCAGCGTGTTCTCCGCATCCTTCGCCTCGGCGGGGTTGACGCGCTCGCAGAAGTCCTTCAGGAACTTGTTGCGCTGGTCGGGGCCGGTGCGGGGCGACAGAATGGGCGTGCCGGTCTTCGAGTTGAAGGTGCCGTCCAGCGTGACGGTGACGAGGGCGCCAGTGGCGATGATTGCTTCGATGGTCGACTTCAAGGTGTTGTTCGTCATGGTGTTCTCCAGAGCCCGTCCGGTCTGACGAGCGATGCTGTTGCCGGGGATCGCCGGCGCGATGTTCTAGTGGACGGGGTAATCGGTACCTGCTCAGTGCCGCCGCGTGAAGGCTTACCCTTGGCACCATCGAATTGTGTCGGACTCCTTGCCGCGTATTGACCGACGCGGCGCGGGTTGAGGGTTCTGGAGATGTCTTAGGCCGCGACCCCGACTCCTTTCAGTTCGGCCATCTTCTCGGTGAGCATCCACATCGCGCGGTTGAGCTTCACGTCCTGATCGATGCCGCGAACTTCGCGGGTCGTGACGCGCCGGAGGCGGTTATTGGCGTCGCGTCCCATCCCGTGCAGACCGCCCCGGATTACGTTCTCTTGAACGCGGTTGAAGGTGCGCCACAGGTCGTTGCCGTTGTCCGCGTCGCGGCGCGGGTTGAGCAGTTGCGCGGGTTGAATCGGCGTGGTGACTTCTCCCTCGGCGCCGGCGAAGCGCAGTTCGTGAGCGGCTTCGGCGAACGCGTTCTGCTCGCCAGCAGTCAGTTGCAGGTTCTGCCACTCGCGGGTCGTTTCGAGGGCGCGGCTGGAGTTGCCGATGATGTCGAAGCTGCCTTCGATCACTTGCGAAACGATGTCGCCCTTGTGAGGCACGCTGAGAGAGCCAACGGTCGAGTCGGCCACGATCAGGCCGTTCGAGCAGACCATGCGGAAGATTCCGGCGATCAGCTTGTAGGAGGACGTGCCGTCGTGCGAGTTGATCAGAATGACCTCGGGAGCGGAGTCGCTCACGGTTGCGAGCGTCTGGCTCTGGTGACGGAAGCGAATCAGGTGCTTGGTGAACTCCTGCTTGCCTTCGACGCGGCTCTTACCCTGCATCGCTTTGAACGGCTGGAATCCCTCGCCCATCAGGCCCTCGATCACGTTGACCGTGGGGATGTAGGTGTAACGTTCGCTGCGCGAACCGTGCTTGTCGAGAGCGAATGCGGAGGGAACAGCGGAGCGAAGCTGATCCATCGTGAGGGCGGTATTGCCGTTGCTGAGGTTGTTGTGTCCACCGAAACGTGAGTAACGAAGGTTCATGATTCTCATCTCCAGTCCCGCGTTGGTGTCGCGGGTTGATGTTTGTCGTTTGCGTCGTTCGTCTCTCGCAACTGACATTGTTAGAATGCACAAAGACATGTTTTAGTGTCAACATCGAAACCACGAATTATAAGGGAAATCTGTGGAAAACCGCGAATCCGCAATGCTGGCTTGAGGGAGAATTTTCGGGAGGAGATTAGGGAAGCGACGGACGAGAGATCGGGACTACATGAGAGATTGCATCAGGACGTGCAATCCCGCGTCAGGGAGACGCTAGGCGCCGCCCGTTGCAGTTTTTGATACCCCAATACGTCTGAAGACGTCCTAGCGACTCGGGGCGCTGTACATATTCGATTGAGTGACCCCGCGAAAGACGCGGCCCTTCTCTGTCTTGAATCTGACGACAGGCGCGACACCTTCGGATTCGAGAGTCATCATCGTGCCGGGTTTCGCCAAAGCGCAACCGTACCGTTGCAGGTCGGGAACCTTCAGAGGAGACCCGTTCACACTTGACGACGCGCCTCCGGTGAAAGCCGCCTGCATTCTCTCTTCCATGCTCTCGGCATACAGATCGACGATCTCCGAGACCCTCGCCATGTTCCGGCACACGACCGCACCTGGAACCGGACCGACGCCTTTCGCTGTGACCGTGATGGGCGTCTGAGGCGACGCGAGGGCAGGGAACAGGAGAAGACAGACGAGGGAAAAGCGCATCGATGGACCTCGGGGGAATCTTCGTTGGACAGTCTACCAGAACGCGCTATGCTGGACAGGTGTCTACTCCCTGCGCCCACCCCCGTATGCGTTCGAACTCCGTCATTCTCCGCGACGCTGCCGGCCGCCCCGAGGCGATCTCGCTCAGTGCGAGCTGCCACGATTGCGGCGAACGGTTCAAGTTCGCCGGGATCGAAACGACCTCGACGGTGCTGGTTTCCGAAGATCAGCACCAGGTACGGCTGTTGATCGTCGAACCGTTCGATGCCTTGCAAAGACTCTTTCCAGACGCAGAAAAGACCCCTCAGACCGAAGTCTGAGGGGTCTTCAATGGCTCTGGCGATTCTCCGCGACCTCCTTTCGTCTCCGTATTCAGGATTGGAACAACCTCGTTTCGGCTTCGCGGCGAGCAAGCAACCCGGCCATTTTCTTGCCGTGGCTGAATTGCCAGCGGTCAAACTGCTCCGCGGCGCCGGGGATGTCGCCCGCGTTCAAGTCGTGGAGCAACGTCGATTCCTCGAAGTTCTCCGGCCCGACGTTGAACACGAAATCAACCAACGCATCGAATTCATCCTGCGTCAACACGATCTTGACCTGGGCGTTGACGAACGCCGCGAAGCGAGCGATGTCGTGCGCCAGCAGAGCCACGCATTCATCGTCCGTGATCGTCTGACCAATGAAGACATCCGGCCCGGTGTGGCCGTATCCGATTGTGAGCGTGCCGATGACGTGATCACCTGGCTGCAGCACATAATTCGGTCGCGCGTCGTCATAGGCAGTGTTCCGTTTCGTCTCGAACGATTCGGTCAGCCGTTCGCCCGTGTAGGTGAGATTGTTTACGCTCATCGATTACCTCGAAACAAATAGAAAGGGCGACCCGAAGGCCGCCCCGATTCGAAAGAAGCTGATCTAATTGCCGTCGCAGTGGAAGTAGAGCGAACCGGTCAGAGACGGAAAAGAGAACGTCACTGAGGTCAGGCCGAGTGCGCTGACTGCAACCGGTGTCGATGCTGCGCTGGCATTTGCGGTGCAGGAGTTCCAAACCTGGAATCCAGCGCCGCCCGCGAATGTGATCGTCACTGACGTGGCCGCCGACAGTCCTGAAATGGCCCCGCCGTTGTTCGTCCCGACGAGTGTTCCGCTGCTAACTGTCGGCGAGGTCAGCGCATCGGTGTGAATTGTTCCGAAGAAGTGGCTGTCGAACGCTGTCGTCTTCGTACCGATCACTACGGAATCGGATGTCGATGCTTGAGCATGATCTCCGATAACGATGATGTCGTTCAAAATGGTGGTACTCGGAACGGACTGCCCCGCATTGTCACCGATGCAGATGTTCTCATTGCCGTCCGTGGTGCTGTTTCCATCAGTGGAACCATAGTTGACCGCGCAAGCGTTCGTTCCCAGAGCGATATTTTCAGATCCCGCACGGAACGCAGCGCCCGCAAAATTGCCTATGGCGATGTCGTCATTTCCGGTTGTTTCGTTGCCGAACCCATGCGGCGCAAACATGGCCTCATCCCCGATTGCAATTAAATCGTGAGTGTTTACCCCCGCGTCTAATGCCTCATCACCAATTGCGATTGATTCGGAAAGTGGTCCCGTAATTCCAGTGCCGTGGTCACCGATGCACATTGGGCAAAGGCCGATTGCTACCAGTGTGCTAGAACCATCAGGGGGAAGCGATGCGGCAACGTCACCAATCGCAACCACGTCCGAATAGCTGGGGCCTGGGGCGGTGTTCCCGCCCGCCAATGCCGCATCGCCGACCGCAACCACGTCCGTGAGTTGGTGAGTGCTGTCAGCGGCCGCATCGCCGACCGCAACCACATCCCGGTATCGGGCCGGAATGACGTTTCCATTTTCGATTGCCATGTTCTGAAAACCTAGAGCAATCACGTCCGTATAAGATCCACTGGAGGAACTATTGAACGATTGAAAATTTCGCGCGCCAATTCCCTGTGAATCGGAAAACGATGCGCCCACACCAGACCCAGGCCCGCCAAAATAGGCAGCATTCGCAGACCCGATAAAAAGAGATTCAAAACCACCCAGACCCGTACTGGGGTCGTTGTTTGTATAGTTAAAATCCCCGACAACCGTGGTCTGATCGAAGGAAGCATTTAGCCCGTTATCGTCGCCGATGGAGACCCCAGTTGAACCAAACGCACTATCGTTCAAATTGAAACCATAGGTTTGAATATTGTTCGGCGCGCCGTCATAACTTGCGCCCGTGTTGTTGTTCGTTCCGCAGTCGACCGAAGAAGCGTCACCAGAAACGGGACCGCAAGAACCGCCACCGCCACCACCGCCGTCTGTCGAGAAGAAAAGCTGCCATGCCGTGGATCCCGCCGCAGGCGGGTTGTTGAAGTTCGAAAAGATCGACGAGATGTAGATGGCGTTGTTGAAGCTGACAAAGGCGCCCTTCGTGTAGACCGTGCTGTTTGACCACGGCCCTAGAAACGGACTTTGCAGCCGAGCGATCGCCGCGTCGATGACTTGGAAGTTGGGATTTAGACAGAGATTCCAGTTCTTTGTGCCGAGAGCCGGCAGGGACAGGTTCAGATTTGGAGTGAAGACTGTGGCAGGGCACGTCGTTTGAGAGAAGGCGGGCAGCAGCGCGCAGAGCGCGAGCGCGCTGCCGAGAATGATTCGGCGCATATTGGTCCTCGAGGATGTGCTTTGGAGATCGAGTCGATGAGGTTAGAAACCGATTGCGAACCAGTGGGCTTGACCGGTTCCGTCGTTGCGCGCCAAAAAGCCGGTTGTCGTGCAACTTCCCGATTCCCAGATACGCGCGGCTGTGCTGACATCAGCGTTGTCAGTGAGTTGTGGAGGCATCAGACAGGCGTGCGGAAACTGAAGCGGGAACGAAACAGTAGTGGGGCCGGTGTCGAAGTTGGTTGTCTCTCCCCATTCGAGAATCAATCCGCTCGGCAGCACCTGGAAGCCAGAACTGCCCGTGAAGGTAGGGGAAGCGAGGCACGGTGATGTGGTCGTGACCAGCAAACCAGCGGTCGCAGCCTGTACGCAATTTCCGGGTGTCAGGGTTGAGGCGAGAACCGATGTGAACGAGCCGAGAGTCGGCGTCGTGGTTCCGATTGTTCCATTCAACGAGCCCCCGGTGGAGCTGAGGGACGTGAACGCGCCTGTGCTGGGCGATGTCGCGCCGATGGGCGTCGATTCGATCTCCGATTGGGTGATCAAAACGCTGAACAGGTTGGTGGGCGTTGCGCCCTTCACCTTCACCACGGGGGCGAACAGCACGACGGCGAGCAAAAGAAAAGCCGCCCCAAGGGCGGCGAGAGTCTTCTTCATGGGTGGTCTCCTACTGCACGATCAGAGGCGAATCCGCGTAGACGTTGCTTCCGCTGTCCACGATGAACGCCTGAACGTTGGTCTTTGAAGCAGCGGTATTGATTGCTGCCATTGGAAGGTTGGCCGGAGCGGCAAAAGGATGCCCGCCTGCTCCGTCCTCTTTCACGATGAAGCGGAGAGTTTGACCTGGCGTCACATTCACCAGAGTCGAGCTCGTGACCGCGCCCGTGAGCACGATCTCGAACGTGCTTCCTTGGCTCGCATCGAAAACGGGGGTTGCGCTGAATGGGATGCTGACAACGCCGGTCGTGCCACCTTTCGCGGCTGACACGATGGCGTTCGTCAGATTGGTGATCAGTTCCGCGAGATTCCCGTCATCAAGAACATTGATGTTCAGTTCGTTGGCGATGAAATTCGCCACCGCGGCCACAATCATGCTGGACTGACGCCAGAGTTTGTTGGCTTGGAATGGTTGTGCGATGCCGTTCACGAAGCCCAGCTGCTGGTAGCCTGAGCCATCAAAGTTTGCCTGTGAATCGGCGTTGTTCCCGGCTGCGATTGCAACCGGAAGATAATCGACTTCAAGACTCATGCGTGGTCCCCTCTAAAGAAGTGGTTCGATCCAGCAGCCGGTTCCCCAGCCCGCTATGGTGCTGTTTTCAACTCCCCAACCGAACACCGGAGCATTCGGGACGCTGGGCTGAAAGAATCCAGTGATGCGAACTCCGGCAGGGCGGAGATTGAAATGCCCGCCGGCGAGCAGCGATCTGGTGACGACGCTCACGAACTGGTTGGTGAACACGACCAGCATGGTCATGTCCTGGTTGTCCTGAATGAGAATGCCGAAGTCGGCACCCATGACGGACTTCCAGATCGCGTAGGCTCCAGGCACGGTGCCGTCCCAGTTGTTCTCTGCGATGACCAGCTTGACGAGCAGTTGAAAGGCGTCATCGGGCAGAACCGTCAACCCGGTCTCGGAATCATTCGGGCCGAGCCAAGTGCCTTCACCCCAGCCGAGGCCATCGTTGCCCCATGTGAAGTACACGTTCTCAAGCGGCACCGACAGATTGCGGCTGACACCGACCCATTGTGCGAACTTGTCGAGCTGATCCCCGGCAGCGTTCACGCTGAAGATGGCGATCATGGAGAACAGCGTCGCCATCATATCGACGAACGGCTGGATCTCCGCCGCGACGGTGGCCATGAATTTCGGCTTGTCGCGATGCTCATCGGTCACTAGATCGAGATAGGTTTGAAGTGTTGGAGGTCCTGTGATCATCGCGCCCCTTTACAGCACCGTCAGCGTTACGTTGCTGGCCGTGCAGCTGGCCGCCGCGTTGAATGCAATCGTGACATTCGCCGCCGTCAGAAAGCCGGCATTGATGCCGATTTGCAGCGACGTGATGGCGAACGTGAGGCCGAGAGAACTGCCGTTCAGTCCTGCGACGGCGAGCAGCCAGTTCAGGAACACTTCCTGGCCGATCGGAAGCGCATTCAGAAACGCCACGACGGCGTTGATGATGGCGGTTCCAGTCGTCGAGACATACCCGGTAAGAGGCTGAATCGTTATCGCGACGAAGATCGGGACCTCCGTCAATTCAAAGAAGCTGATCGGGATCGGAACCCCGGCCGGGTCAGAGACGGTGATGGTCGTGCTTCCGAACGTCCCGGTACCGGGGGCCTTTTTTTGCTCGATGGTCTGGGCGATCTGGGTCGCGTCGCCGCCCTCGACCACCAATGCAATCGAATGGCTCGGCACGCCGTTTGCATCCGTCGTCGCATTCTGATTCTCGTGGGGCAGAATTCGTCCGACGCCGATCAGATTGGCGACCGCCGCGGCAATAGACTGAAGCGGCGTCTGCGCGGGTAGGGAAGTACTCGCCGCCTGTCGGCGCCTCAGAGCCGCATCGATCTCGACCGCGATGCCCGGCGTTGCCGCCGCGGGGTTCGTACACGACTGCCAGCCGGTGATGATCGTGAACGGCTGATTGACAGTACCGGCAGCCGCCGCAATCGCCCCGGCCTCTTGCGCAGTCGCGGTGACCTCGATCAGTCCGCTGATCGGAATCGTCACCTCGGCAGGGAGATTCCAGAGATTGCCCGCCGTGTCGATGGCGACCCCATCCTCGATGATTGTGCCGACGACGCCTGCAATGTTCAGCAGGACCGTCGAGCTGGTCGGAGAGATGCGCTGCAGCCCGTTGATCTGCACGCGAGCGTCAAGGCCTGCGCCTTGCGCGAAGTCGGGAGAGAAGCTGTTATAGACCGCGATGGCGAGTTGATTCAGATCGTTGATCGCCGTGGCGCGAATTGAGAGCAGTTGACCGTCCTGCGTGTCGGGCGTGAGAACGCTGTCGGACCCATAGATGCTCTGATACGTCGCGATCTCCGAGTTGAGAACGTTCTCGAAGGCGGGCGCGCTGATTCCGGTCGCGCTGATCTGCGCGGCCAGCGTCGGTAGAGGCAGAGTAGCCATTTATTCTCCGTATGGGTTTTCCGAGTAGCCGCCGATGCCGTAACCGGACAACTCAGGCGGTGCGAAGAGAGAAGTCGTGAGCGATGTGTTTCCGAAGGCGGTCGCGATTTCGGCCACAATGGAAAGCTCACGCGTTTTCGTGTTGAGCGAACTGTGATACGAAGTGATGCCGATGACGCCCTGCACGCCGCGAATCACCGTCTGGACCGCGTTGTCGTAGAGTGATTGGGTGTCGAAGCCGAGTACTTCTGTCTTCCACGGCATGCCTGCGGTTTTGTCGAGGAACCACTCGCCCTGAAATAGCTCCAGAGCAGTGACGACGCATTGAACGACAGCTTGCGGGCTGTTGACGAGAAAATTGCCGCTTCCCGATCCGAACGTGTAATCACCGTTCTGATCCTGTGTTCTCACGCGCATGATCTGCTCCTAGGGGATCGGTACTCCGGTGTCGCCCGAGCCGGGCTGTACTCCGCCGTGCAAGTGCGTCGAAACCGGGATGGACTTGAAAGTTCCTTCTTCGGTCGCCGTCACTTCGCCGTTCACGTTCACGTCGCCGGTGATGTTCACTGGGCCACTGATGTTCAGACCACCGGGCGCGACGATGTTGATGACACCGGCCCCTGCGATCTCGACAAAGGTGCTGGAATCGACCGTGCGGAATTGCGCGGTCGTGTTCGACAAATTCACAAGCGAACGCGCCAGCGAGCGGGGCCCCACGATGGCGATCCCGTCCGAAAGCGAGTGAGCGCGCGTTTCTGCGGGCCGTTGGACGCCACCTCTGGCGAACCAGAAGTCGATGCAGCGATCCGCGAAGATGATCAGGGCCTCGTCACCGATCGAGATCGGGAAGGTGGCCACCATGTTGCCGCCGCCCATGAAGACGACAGGCACATCCACGAGAGGCTTGATCGTCTGCGAGGTCTGCTTGCCTTGAGCGTCGGACACCATCGCCTGAATGGCGATCTCCACCTTGACGGTGCCGCGTTGCACGAAGTTGCTCGTATCCGTGACGATGCCGATCATGGCGCACCAGAGAGAACGCGCCAGCCCGTTGAAGGCGAGGCGCAGCGCTTCCTGGTGATCGTCGATGCGTTCCTGTTGGAGCATTGGTCACCCGTTGGCGAGCACCGATTGAGTCGTCGGCGAAGAAGGATCGATGTTGAGGCACGTCAGCTCGGTGTACCAGTCGTCACCGTGGCCGCGCGTATCGCCCGAGTGTTCGGCGACCAGAACGCGGTAGAGGCCGTCATTGGCAACCGTGGCCGGGTAGAACTGGCTGGTGAAGCTCGGGAAAAACTGACTCTTGATGTTGGTTTGGTTGATGTCGCGGTTGTTGATCTTCACCGCTTGACCGATCCGGATCAGAGGATTCAACAAACAGCGAACGATGATGCCGTTGTCGGTCTGCTCCGGGGTCCCGATCATGCCCGTCGCTGAGTTGATCTCGACGGCGGTACCGGGCAGATAGCCGGTGTTCGGCACCAGCGTCACGACGCCGTTCTGGATCGACCAGCGGCAGTCGTTTTTCTTCACCAGGTCGCCCATGTGGATGCGGGCCATGCCGAACAGAGTCTTGCCGCGCGGAAGAATGCCGCCCGTTGAGATGAATCCGTTGGCGCCATTGGCAACCGGCAACCCCATCGAAGAGGCGATCGATGAAAGCTGCTGTTGATCGGTTGTGCCTGCCGGGAACGTCTGATTGATGACCGAGAAGTTATAGGCCTGATCGCCGTCGCCGGCTCTGATCTCCAGAAAGCTATCGACGTTTCGCTCTCTGCCGAAATAGAACTGCTTGATGTCGCCTTGAAATATGTTGCCCTTGTTGCCATTGACGAATCCGGCCGTCAGCGTAACGGTGTCGAACTCCTGAATGATCGAGTTCACCGTCTGCTCGGCGAGGTTGTAGACTCGCACGATCATCGTGTTCGGTGTCTCGACATCGGATGCCTTCACCTCGAAGCGAAAGCGCAGATTCGAGAGATCGAGGCCTTGACCGCCCTTTGAGACCACGAGCTGACCGAAGCGGAGAAACTGACCGCTGAAAGGTGTCGAGGCCGTGCTCATAGGCCCCCAAATCTTGGTACAGGCACAGGATTGGGCCGTATGCCGCGAAACGTAGAGGGGCTTCCCAGATTTGCCGACTCATTGGGCGATGCTGGCGGCAGGAGCACGAAGTAGAGATTGCCCGTCGATCCCAGATTCGCCAATGTAGGCACGGCATCGGTGTCGTTCGTCGTCTGGGCGATCAGTTGCCCGCCGATATTCAGATGCCCATAGGGAGCCAGCAGGTCGACGCCGGTCACGAGCGGAATGCCCGACACGACCGGGTTCTGATTCTGATCAGCCAGGTCGAGCGTCCATGCTTCGTTCATGTCGTTCCACCGCACGGTCAGGGTGTAGACGACACCCGCAAGCGTGATCTGGAACGTCTGATTGGTCGGCTGCAACGGGATGAGAAAAGGTGTCGCCATCTAGCTCCCCGGATTGAAATTCGTACCCGGCAGCAGGCTTGCGTTGCCGTTGTTGATGGTCGGCATCGTCTTCTGCGGAAGCGATTGCTGCGCGGCCGAGGAGATCGTGACGGTCTGGGTGAAGGTCAGAAGCAGCTGCTTGAACGTGAGCCGCAACATGAGGACGTTCTCGCTGTCCTTATCGGTGATCTCCGAGACGCCCTTGAGCAGCAGGTTTTGATACGAACGCTTGCCCGTCACGACGTTCAGCAGAATCTTCGCCTGCTTTAGATCGAGCACCTGTTGGTACACCGTTTCGAGAAACCCCGGCTGGCCGTGCGCCTGCTTGAACGGGTCCCAGACCGCAACGACTTCGAGGTCTTGCGGGAGATCGTATGCGTGGTCGTTGACCACCGATCCATTCTCGACAGGGTTCTCTGTGATCACCGAGTCGTCATCGTGACGCTCTTCCATGACCGTATCGGGGAACAGAACGCCTCCCTGAAAGGTGACCCCGGAGGGAAGCGTCGTTGTGTCCCAACTGATCGAACGCGCCGCAAAGACCGTGACGGAGTTCGCCGGTGTGCTCATTCGACTGCCCCCGCGAGATTGCGCACCATGTCGCTGTTGAGTTGCGCTTGACGACGATGCACCTCACTCGCCGCGCCCTGCGGGTCCGTCGAGTTGATGTGATAGTCGGCCTTCTGCTGAATCGTGATCGGCCTGTCCGGTGCACGGAACAGGCTCGCTTCAGCGGAGCGGCGATCAGTCAACGCCTTCAGAGTCGTCATGTGACCGTTTACCAGCGCGTAATTCCAGTGCTGAAACTGATCGGCTGCCCCTGCGAAGTCGCCCGAATTCAGCCTGCGGAGCATGGTCGAGTTCGCGAATTTGTTCGCCCCTACGTTGAACACGAAGTCGGCGAGCGCGTTCTCCTGATTGCGCCCGAGATGAACCTTGACCAGCTTGTGCACCGCGGCGAGCGTCGTCGCAAGATCGTTCATCAGGACCCTAAGCGGGTCCATGCCGGCGACGTTCTCACCTGGCTTCAGCTTGTGGCCGAAGAATGCCGTCTGGTTTCCAGCCACGTCGCGGTACGCATGATCGCGATACCCCTCGAAGCCTGCGACCATGCGGGCGAGATCGCCCGTCACCTTCGGCACATAGGCCGCGACGTGTTGGGCGGCGTTGTGAGCGAGACTGCCAACCTTGGACGCCATCGACTTGACGGCATCGGTGATCTGATGGCCCTTCGGATCCAGACCGAGCCAGCCGGTGACCTTCTCGGCGATCCCGCGATTGAACACGATCAGGGCAAGGCCAACGGCAGCGGCGACCAGACCCCCGGTGATCGACAGAATCCCACCACCCGCAGCGGCAGCAGTCTCGCCCCCAGCTCCTTCAGCGGCCGCGGTCGCGCCGCCACGTCCGAGCAATTTGCCGATGAATCCGAGACCGCCCTTGAGCAGACTGCCACCGGCGAGAGCACTGGCGATGCCGAGAATGCGCGACGACCATCCACCTGTCGCGGTATCGGCGCGTATGAGCCACCCGACGACGCTCGTCAGCCATTCGATGACCTTCTCGCCTGCTGGCATGAGCCGGTAAGCGATGATCTCTGTCAGCGTTTCAAGCGCCGCTTCCAGGATGCGGAGTTGCGTGTTGAATTCGTGCGAACGCTTCGACACGTCGTCCGGACTGACGCCAGCCGCGCGGTACATCTTCTCGCGGAGCGCCAGATACTTCTGCATCTCCGGCAAACCCTGTTCGAGCATCGCGAACGTCTGCTCGCTGATGCCAAACAACCCGGCGACCTGTGCGCCTTGGAAGTAGGGCATGGAGTGGAGTTTCGTGAGCAGTTGGACAAGCACCTTCGCGTTGTCCGTCTGCCTTGGATCGATCCCCATGCCGCCGAGGATCCCATTCAGGCCGGGATTCGTGCGACGTGCGGCGGCAAGACCTTCGACGGCCCCGCGCGCCTGTTCTGCGCTGACCCCGACCTGTTCGGCGGCGAAGCCGAGTTCCTTCAGTTCGGTCGCGCTTGCCCCGGTACGGCGAGTCGCGAAGTACAGATTCTCCATCTGCTGCGCGACGACCTTCAGACCTGCGCCCATGACCGTCGTCGCAGCCAGCGCCGTCTTCGACATCTCGACGGCATTCTTTGCCGTCGCCCGCATCGATTCCTGAAAATCGCGGTACTTCGTCTCGTCGATCTTGAAGCCGATCTTGACGAGAAATTCCTTGAGAACGCTGGAGTTTCCTGCCATCACGAATCCTTTTTCGCAAGCGCTTCGTTGATGCGCCGCTCGTTCTCGTCGGTCACGTCCAGCGCCTCGTTCATCCGCGCGATGTCAAGGAGATCGACGGTTCCGTTGATCAGAGATTCGTACTTGCACAAACCTCTGAGAACGGGCCGCATGAGCCAGTCCTCGCCC